CCTGGATAGATCGACGCAGCAGATGTCCACGATTGTACTTGTACACCGTTCTTGAAGACACGCCATGCGTTGCCACTACGTGTGATTGCGAAGTGGTTCCACACATTCAACTGTATAGCACCGCAATCAGCTCCACCCATAATGTCCCACGATGTACCGTTGCTTGAGAAGTAGCATTGCCAACGGCCACCATTTGCATAGCCAACAACATATCCCGCTGTACTATCAGTAGCAGCACCTCTCCTTGCAAAGCACGATCCATCAGGTGCACTAGTGCGATACTCCCACCAATCCATTGTGAAGTCGCCAGCACCAAAGTCGAGGTCAGCAGCAGTACCCGGCACAAATATGTAGCAACCAGCACCTGTCATGTCTGCTGCTGCACTACCAGCAACAGGGCTTCCAGGCCCGCTGATCTTTGTTTGACCGTATGGTGTACCAACACGTCGTGCTGTTGCACCTATGCCTTCATTCATAAAGCTAGTCTCGAACGATAGCAGCAGCTTAACATACCAATCATTGCCTACAGCACCTTGTGCTGGGCTACCTCCTAGTGCTGGTATGAAGCCTGACAACATTACTTGAAGTCCGGTGAGAAGGTGCAGCACAACGCAGTCGCACTCAAGACGACTGCGTATGAGAGTATATCAAGAGCATTTGCTGTTGGTGTCACTATCGGCTTAACACCACTAGAGAACCTCCAAGCAGCATCCCAGCTTGTAATCGTGCCGTTACCTGTTCCAGTGTTGATGATGTAAATAAGCCCCTTCTGACCGGGCTTCATGTTTGTTGGTAGTGCCATCGACATACCAGCACCAGTCAACGTTGTGAAGAAGTCAATGCCTAGGCTCATGTTGATGTTAATCACAGAGCCAACTGGATTAACTTGAACAGGTGCAGCAGCACCCCACGTTGTACCGCTAGTGAGCATCTTAGTCGGCTGCGAGTTTGCAATGTACTCAGCCGCAGTCGTAGCAGGAGGCGTATTCGTTGCAATCGCGTTGTCAACGTAGTCCTTGCGCACAGCGTTAGCAGCAGCAGGACCAATTGGCAGTTGCAGATGACCACTCATTACATCGCCAGCCTTAGCGACATACTGACCAGCGATGCTAATGCCGTACGTTGTCCACTTCTCACCATCCCACGTGTATACAGGTGTGCCAGCGATAGCAGGCTGCGGCCACTTCATGCCTATTGAAGGTGAAGCAGGAAAATCAATTACTGCCATTGGTCATCCTCTTGGTGATATGAACAGTACGTGCATTGTCCTCTAGACTGATGACTTCATGTGGGAAGCCTGCGTATGTGTCGAGTACAACACCACACTCTTGTATACTGTTCTCAATCGATCCATCCTCCATCGTGACACGAACCATAACTCGCCCCTTGGCGACGATGATGATATGTGACGTAGCTTCATTGTGCGTGTGCATTGGTAGACAATCACCAGCTTTCACCTCGTGTATCATGCCACTACGGAAGAACGCCGTCATGCCGCGTTGCTTTGGTATGCTCACAGATGACAGGCTAGTTGGGTACAGTAGCAATTCACCACCGTCATACTCATCAGGGTTTGTTAGTTGAACGGTCATTGACAACTTACGATGTGTGTCTCTGATGTGTCCGTAGTCACGATCAACGTGTGCACCGTAGTGTCCTTCAACTGCCGCATCGTATTCAGTCAGCTGCAAGTCTTGTATCTCTGTCAACATCAAGCCGAAGTACTGGTTGACGTGATACACAGCCGACTCGATTGCATCAAACAACCATTCAGTCTCTTTACTCGGTAACACCCATTGCACTGTACCGCTGCGTACTTCAGGTACTATAGCTTTATCTACGCCTATCGTTGCAGGCGACTTGTTAACACTCCACAGTGCACAGATACGGTCTAGCTCTTCGTTATCGAACACATCAGGTGCAGCGACCCACGCCTGCTTACCGCGTTGATCCAGCTGCCACACCATTATGTCACACACACTGTTACACTACCGGGTGCACCAGCTGCACTTGGCGCACCAGCAGGACCAGCGTATCCGGGTGCACCCGGAGCGCCGGGAGCGCCTGGAGGATACGGATTACCACCTACGTAACCTCCCGTAGCACCAGCACCGCCATAACCACCACTGCCACCGGGGTTGTATGCGCCACCTGGAGCAGCTGCACCACCATTGCCAACTACGACACTGATGCCTGCGCGTGGTTGTAGCGTAGTGCCGCTACGTTGATACGTGTTAGTGCCAGCCGCATTGAATGTTGAAGCACCTCCAGGATTGCCCGGTGCACCTGGATTTGGAGGGTTGCCAGGATAACCAGGACCACCGGGTTGACCGCACAGCATTCCATTTATCTCATCGAATGACCAACCACCTGGACAACCGGGTGAACCAGGACCACTCGCAGCACTAGGCTGTCCAGGTGCACTCGGCTGTCCATTCACAGCTGTAACAGCAACAGCGCGAAAGCCGCGTGGCACAATGAATGAGCCAGGACCATTGAACACACTAGTACCTAGTATGACTGCAAATCCCTTCATCAGCCTAAGCTCACGTTGACTGCCACTAGCTGTAACAGCGTGTGTGTTGCATCAACAACGAGGTAGCTCATCACACTCCACTTGTTAGGTACAACACCAAGGGCGAACGCTACGTCACCGTCGCAACAGTAGCCATTCGATGTTAGCCCTGTGAGTGTACGTGAGCCAGTTGCATCCTGCTTGATAGCAATCATACCGTCCGTGCCTACAACGGGTGTTTGCAGATACCCGAGTGTACGATTGCCAGCCATCGACGGGAGTTTGAAGTTGCGACCTATGCCGCCGCTTGCACCACCTGGAACGATGATAGTAGGAGCATCAACTAACACTACCCATGAAGTGTCAGCGACTTTGTTATCGACGTATTGTTTAGTAGCAGCATGCAAGTTGACAGTCGGATCAGCGTACAGGGTGAGCATCCCTGTCATCGTATCACCCGTACGCAACACGAGTGTAGTGATGTCGGGTATAGGTGCAGCTATGACCCATTGCGATGGCCCGTTACCATCGTTGTAACGAACATACAACAAGCCAGTGCTGCTCTCCCACCACAGCATGTTGTCAGAAGGTGTAGGTGGAGGGTCTTCACCTATAAAGCACTGTGCAACGCCTGAGCCACCAACGAGTGTCTTGACGAATGCAGTAGTAGCAATAGACGTGTCATTACTCGTCTGTGCTGGCGTAGGTGCAGCCGCACTAGTGAGAAACGTCGGCGACGTGATAGGCGCTGCAAGGAGATTGTTACGTGCCGTTGTTACGTTGGCTACATCACTCAAGTTCGCAGAGCGCAGCATGTCACCCGCACCAGTACCAGCTGGACCTTGCGAGCCTGTATCACCCTTCACACCGGGTATACCTTGTATACCCTGCGGACCCTGCGGACCTACACCACCTTGCGCACCGCTGATGTAGATGATCCAGTTAGCAAGTAGACCGCTGCCAGTTATACCAGTGACATTCACAGTCAGCGTCGTGCCACTGTACACAGTGATCTGACCAAACATCGCATTGCCGAAGTTGTCAGCATCGATGATGGTACAGAAGTTACCGGGCTTGAATTGTTTGTTGGTCTGCGTAGTGAACGACTTGACACCAGTACCAACAGGTTGCAGCGTGGTAGATGTACCAGCGAACCCATCGATGATATGATTGACGTCATCAACACTACCAGCCGCAGCTGTAGCACTAGCCGCAGAGGCGTCAGCTGACACCTTCGCAGCGTTCTGACTAACAAGTGCAGCATCAGCTGACGTGTGTGCCGCAGCAGCCGCAGCGTTTGCGTCGTCTATAGTAGCTGCGCCACTGAAGACCAGTGTCCACTTGAGATTGTCAGTAGCGAACGCTGGGCTAGACACGTGTGCATCGACGCACAAGTAGTAGTGATAAGGATCAACTAATGCAATGTCGCCTAACGTGTAACTATGATTAGCCTGCCAGGGTCCAGCATAGTACGGCACACCTAATGTTTGTATAACCCAGAACGCTGGGCGTAATGCACGATCCTCAGCGAATGTGCCAGTCGGTGCGCTATTGTGTGTAAACAGACAACGATACAATTCGCTAGTCTGCGGATCGAATACACGGTCACCTACTATATATGACGTGTTGTTCTGCCACTCGCCACGCAACGGCGGCGTGCCAGTTGACAACATCAAGCTGTCAAGCAACGACCAGTTCGCATACTCAAGTGTATGCCAACGTGGTGTGTCGAAGTTGATAAGCTTGAAATTGTAGTTAGGAGTGTACCCGCGTATATTAGCAACCATCATTGCCACCATTCAACGATGGCAATATAGCCGCCTCTTTCTTCTTGCTGTTTCGCTGCGCGAGCAGTGAAGCTATAGCATGAAATCTCAATGTTGTCAATAGCATGCGTCTATCCTCTCACTACGCTGCCACGCTGATACAGGAAACTGATCGCGTTGATTGACATACCTTTCACACTACTACCACTGATGCGCGCCTTCATCAGCTTGAAGCGCATAGGCATCTGCCATAGCTTCTGCTCACGTGTACGTCTACCAGCGCCATACACCTGTGCGCCAGCACCATACGCGGGCGAGTCGTTAGGCACGAACGTGATTTGTCGTGCAGGTTCGAGCTGACCTGTAGCTGTGTTCTTGTATATGTTATCAGCGAAGAGTGAGAGCGTGAACTGTGCTTCACCTGTTGCGTCTATATGTGCAAAGCGCATCGCCTTGGTTAGCTGACGTGCACCGAAATCAGCCCACGGCAATTCCCATGTGAAGTCTATAGGATCACCTAAGTACTCCTCCCATGCATCGATGTTCACTTGACGTGCAGTAGCGAAGTCAACTGCTGCACTCATTGTATCTTGCGTGCACCTGTACACGAGATCGTCGGTGTTATCATATACGCGATCACCAACGTGGTACTCTTGTCCACTCGTCCAGCGTACAAAGTCATACATACGGAACCAGTCGGCTGTCACACGATGATCAGGTGAACCATACCGCATCATGAAGCCGTCAGGTGTGAAGAGGAATGCTCGACCTTCTACTGTACTACAACCGCAGTTGAAGCGTAAGAACTTGTTGGTCTTGAAGCGTGACCACGCTTGTAGCTTTAGCTGTGGTACGTAGTGGTAGATGTAACCAATGGTGCCATCTACGACTGGTTCAACTAATACATCCTTACCGCCGCCACTCGTCTCCATAGGCGGCGCATCGTGTGGTAGTGTGGTGCCAATCTCGATCAACACATAGTCTTCATTCAACACACCAACGATCTTACGCTCGCCGTTGATGTTCGCATCGATGATAGTGCTGAAGCCTGTAGCGTTGCTGATCTTGACTATATCATCCTTCTCAAGTTGATGATCATCTAGACGCATGATGAGTGTAGACTGTGTGACCTCATTCTTCGCCATGTCATCGTCGAAGTAGAATGGATCAATCGTCAACAGTCTATTGTCTGCTGCGTCGAACTTTGGCAGGTAGTAGTGTACACACTTGTTCTTACCGTCAAAGAAGCCGAACGTCTTCAGCCGCATTGTCTCCTTGCTCAAGCGACCGATGTGCTTGCTCATCATGCTTTCGATGTAGTTGCTCACACGTTCGGGTGTGACCATGTTGCCGTAGATTGACAACTTCGCACTTGGTACACCGTTGAAGTCAATCATGAACACGTCGCTGCCTATCTCAACGATGCTACGCGGTGCATTGCTACCAAAGCCGTTGAGTGTATCTACTGGCTGCGGATCGTGTACATCTGCGCCAGCGATGGTAGCTGTAGTGCCGTACTTCATCAGTGTTGTAGCGGTGGGCTGTATGACTAACAACGTGTCCTTGATAGTAGCGAACCCACGCACCGTCTGTTCAGGGCTAGCGACGATCTTTGACATGTTGATGTCAACTGCGTCATTCGGATTAGTGGTAGTGCTGAAGACTACACTGCTATCCTTCGCAGCGATGCGTATCTGTGTCTGATACTCAGGTGCGGTGCGCAAGTCTGTGTCGTGTACAGTGAAGAACCTGAACGCTGACTTACATGCGTCGAACGCCGGTATCTCGAAGTTGCTGCTAGCGTTGCCGGGGTCTATTAAGTATCTGACTGGATCATCACGCGTGAAGTCGATAGACAGCGGCTTGTCTCTACCATTGCTGCATATCAACTCCTGACCGAAGATGTCACTAGCCACTATAGTTGTGACTGTCCAACCTTGGTGGTATATGTCAGTGTCAGGTGACTCTATTGATGACGGTAGACCATACGCGATTGCACTATTCCACAATGGCCTGATGCCTTTGTCTCTATCAACGCCAATGATGCCACCTGTGCTATCCCACACGATGACGTAGTTGGAGAAGTACTTGCACTCTACAGGCTCACCGCCGAGTGCATGAGTATCGCGTACTATAGTGACAGGTGCTACTGGACTTGTACCAGTGCCTACAGCGGTGTTGCTGACTACAATCTCATACGCGTCGGCATTGATGACACGTCTAATGCCATGCGTACGATTGAGCATCTCCGGTGTAACACCGTTGTAAGTAGTAGCCCAATCGAAGATCGCGACGTGTTCATACCCCGCACCTGTGAACGGGTGCCCGACATGATTGATGCCTACAATCTTCGACTGATCAGCTGTTGCAATGCTGATAGTTGCAGAGACGTACATACCCTCTACGCCTTGCTTCAACTTCAGCCACATCTCGTAGCCATTACGCGGCCCAACGCGTCGATCTGTGTACGTCACCATGTTGTCGAACACAGGTGCGAACTTGCTAGTGAGGTTCTGCTCACTATCAACGACGTTCAACCCACCGCCGAAGTCGCGGATAGTGGTGTTCTGTAGCTTAGGTGTAAGACGTAGCTTCTTCGCTTTAGCAGGCCGCGACTTGCCAAGCATCTGTACCATTATCCCCACCTATTCCATACAGCATGCGTCGGCCTAATCAAGTCCTGTGGAATGTTGAATTGCGATCTGTTGAATTGTGCTAGTGCATCTTGAAACAGGTTGCGGAACTTGTCGCTAGCGCCTGGATTGGTGCCATCGTCTTCAAGCACGTCCCAGCATGTGCCTAGCAGCAATAGCTGCGTGTCCATGTGTATCTCGTCAGCGTCGTCTTCAAAGTCGTCAGGCTTTGTGCGGTATGTGATCCACACTTTGCCAGTTGTGTTGGTGGGCAGTATCTTGAACCATCGCTGAGGATTAGCAGCATTCTGCCTAATGCAGGGATAGTTGATGTCCTTGTCTCGTGTGCGTATGGGCGCGAGTGATAATGGCCTGTACGCGTTCTCAGTGAATATACTGTGTATATCACGCCAGTCTTTGATCTTAGCAGACATGTCATCTGTGATCTGACCAGTCGTGCCATCAAGCGTGTGTTCTTCTTGTATCGTTGTGTATTCAGGCAACCAGTACTCACGGAATATGAGATCGAACTTGTGTTGTACTGCCAGCATGATGCGCGGCTCAGCGTATATCTGTGCATCTAGTCCTTCGACTAGCGCGAGACGTTGTAGTACTTTAGTAACAATCTGTCCGAATGTGATCATCGCATGATCCTCATAAACAAAAGTAGCCTACACAGCGTGAGCCATGCAGGCTACTCTGTCCTAGCTGCGTCCAGGGAGGCTTAGTCAGCTAGAAACTACGAAGGCTCAAACAGGTCGCTACTTCTAACTACTCTGTCACCACCATCTTCAAAGATGACTGTCACTTGGTCATCAACAGTACTCAACTGATAACCGTCATCACCTTCACGCGATGGTCTGGTAGCTACGATCTTCTTGCCGAGAAGCTCAGTCCTACGCTTCAGCGGTTTAGCTGGCCTTTGTGTTTGTGCTTGTGCTTGTACATTCTGCGAGCGTTGATGCATCACAACATCGCTCGTCTCTTTGTCGTCGCGTTCGTCATTACCACTACGCGAATGTTTTGGCTCAGCCATTGTAGTCTCCTTACACTACGTCGTGTCGATTAGACGATGACGTGTCGATCGCCGTGCAGATTGCTGCGATCAACGATGCAAGTGAAGCGATACCACTTCACACCGTCAGGCACTTGGTTAGGTGTATAAGTGCCACGTGGATCGCTGCTTGTGAGTGTCTGCGGTGATACACCTGCAACAAGTGCACCAGCCGTAGGCACGAGATCAGCAGTCAACTCGCCGATCAACTGTGTGCTAAGTATCTTGTACGGCACACCGAGTACGTTGCCGTAGCCCACGTTGATAGTCGTACCAGCGGTCAAGCCACACGCTGCATTGACGACATCGAAGAACATCTTCTTGCCAATGACAGGTGTAGCACCGTTGAGCGTGAAGCTCTCCTTGATCGCTTGGCCGAGGTAGTCGTAGCCATACACAGTCACGTTGCTAGTAGCAGCGCCACTTGCAACGACTGTAATGTTACGACCCCAGCGGCCCATGTTCGTATAGTTGTAGCCAACAACAGGCCCGAATGTGCCTGCCGTAGCGATTGACTGTGCATTCATGATGCCCGTTGCGAGTGCTGCGGGCGGTGCAGGAATGTCAACAGTGCACAAACCATCAATGCCAACGTCAGCCGCGTAGCACATATTATCTACGTGGCAATTGACACGTCGCATTGCAGATGTAGAAGCAACTACTGCCATAGTGATTATTCCTCTTCAGTTGCAACAGCGGCGAGCAACTTGTCGATCACGTTAGGATCGCTTTCGAGAAGCTTCGCCACTGCGTCGAGTGCTTGTTGATGTTTCGTGCTGAGTGCAGCATTTGCAGGCTGCATTCCTACTGGCGTATCATCACCCCCATCCACGAGTAGCGGGATGAGGTTGCGGTCAAGCTTCATGCGTACAACGTCATCGTGAGTGAGGAACACGCTGTCACCTCGCAAGGTGCGCACCATGTATCCATCCACTTCAACATCAGTCGGCACGATGCGGAAGCCGATTTCGTCTTTGACTGTCCGATTGACGATACTCTTACGCTTCATCGGTTCAATCGTGTAAGCAGGGACAGCTTTGCGTTTGTCATCCATGCTAAGTGCTTGCATGGGCTTCTCAGCAAAGCTAACTGCATCGGCCATTGTACGCTCCTACGCTATACAGTGTATAGCTGTGTTAGTCGTTCACCACTGCGTGGGTGCGATATTGCTTCCACGTTGCGAACTGACACTGCGTGATGACACGCTGACCGTAGCCGTCAATCGTCCACGGTGCAGTGAGATCAACATTCTTCATGTTGTTGTCACCGAGGATGTGAAGGCGCAAGTAGGTGTCGTTGAGGAAGTATGCACGATCAACTGGACAGCTCTCGTCGTAGATGATCGGTACACCGTTGTGGCTCACACCATCGAAGCCCAAGTCCATCATGCGCTTGCCGCTTGATGTGTTGGTCAATGGAATAGTGAGCTTGCTGCGAACAGCAGCACGATAAAGGCGATAGTGGTTGCGACCAGCGATGATGACCTTTGGTCGCTCAGTGCCTTGTTTGAGGTCGAGTAATACGTCATCGTAGGCTTCTTCGATGTTTGTTGAGTTGAGTGTGCCCGCGAAGTCATACGACGACGAGCGCCATTGTACCTCTTGTGCACGATCCACTCCTGCTAACGATCCGACAGTAGGATCATCAGGTATAAGGAGAGCAAGACCATTAGGATCATTGCCGCCTCCGAGGCCATATAGATATCCGCTGAACTTCTCCTTAATGCTGAGTTCCAGCGCTTCCAACTTGCCTTGAAGCAACTTAACTGCGGCTTGTTCACCCTTGTTCTCATCCTCCTCTTGATTAGAGATGATCACCGTACCTGCGATACGCGACCACCTATACTCAAGCTTGATGAATTCCTGTGTCTGCTGCACAGGCAGTGAGTCGTAGTACTGGTAGCTTGCCACTGTTGGATTGCGACCAGTCAACAGTGGGTTCGTGATGTTGTAACCGCTCGACTCGTTTTCGATACGATCACGCGCGAAGCACCACGCCATGAGCGCGTTGCTCTGCATAGCGGCAACAATGAGCTTCTTACGCGAACGCTCAATTGTCGTCGCAAGTACGTTTTGAAGTACGGGCATCGTTGATGCATCCTATTTGCTGTTCAGTTCTGTGAAGACTGCACTAGCAATGTCACGCCAAGGCGTGGTACTCTTGAAGTCTCCACGTGAGCCGTTTGAAGTGTTTTGAGTACGAACGTTGCCAGAAGGCACGCCGCGCATGTCGCCCGGTGTTGACTGCCTCTGACCACCACCACCACGTCGCGCAAGAGCGTCGATCTGTGGCTTGAGCGGTGCAGAGAAGTCCATACCTCTGCGTTCTACCCAACTGCGAAGTTCGAAGTATGCACGTTCCGGCGTCAAGCCGTGTTGTGCTACTAGGTTGCTGATCTCTACACCGTGCGTCTCAGCATGCGGGTGTTGTTGAACGAACACTTCCATTTGCTCTTGGGCGCGTTCTTCAATTTGTTGCTGTCGCTGCCTATCCTGATGCTCTTTCTGCATCGGGCCTAAGCGACGATCCAACTCCTGCTTGATCACATTAGCGTTGATAGCAGGTACGGCATCATGGCCGAGTATCTGCTCCATAGTAGCACCAGCTGCAAGCACGCGAGCTATGACATCTCGCACAGCGGTGATGGGGTCTTTCTCAGCCATAGCACGTAGCTGCAACGCCTCACGCGCCATATCGACGGAGAGGTTGTTCTCCTTCATCATCGTATCAAGTGACTGATACTGCTGCATCGCTTGATGCATGCGTCGAGTTTCGCGCACCGCTTGGTTAGCTGCATACTGTGCGCGATTGAGGTTGTATGCTAGCTGCTTCTCGCGTCGTGTAGACGCAACGATGTTGCCGTTCTTGTCAAGCAACTCACCGCGTGGGCCTTTCTTAGGCTTATCAGTGAATAGCTGACCTTGATCATCCTTCTGCTTAGGCTGATGACGATCACTGCCAGTTTCAGGTCGCTCTTCTTGCGGCTGTTGCTGTCCAGCGTCAGCATTGTCATCGAGTTGAGGTTGTGATAGTGGTTGATCTTGCTGACCGCCACTATCACCACCCTCATCACCACCTTCCTGCGGTTGCGGTTGCTCTTTGATGCCGAAGCTGTCACCAACAGCAGTCATCAAGTCGTCTTTCTCGCCAGCCATGTAAGCCTCCTAAGCGGCTGCACCGCTCTGCATCTGTTGTACCATTTGTGTAGCTATATCAGCTACACTACGACCGCGTGCTAGCTGCACACCTAAACTCTGTTTGATTTCAGGTGGTAAGCCGTCAATGAGACGAGCTACCTCTTGCACTATTGAAGCGATGTCGTCAATCTGTGGACCGCCACCTTGTGGGCCACCACTTGCACCACCGCCACCTTGCCCACTTGCAGCTTGCTGCTTCATCTTCATCTGTTCGATCATCATCTGCTGTTGACGATCAGCACCTTGCTGTTCACCTTGCTGATCACCCTGCTGCTGTTGAGCTTCTTCAGGCGACGGCTGTTGTGTCTCCTTGATGATGCCTTTGTAGATCAGCTCCCAGTCTTCTTTAGCAACTAATACGTTATCGAACGCAGCACTTAGCACCTTTAGCGCAACTACTGCGGCAATCGGTGTAGCGCGTGTGAATTGACCGATAACTTGTGAAATCTGTAGCGCTTGTTCCTTCTTTGCGCGTGATGTGGGCTTGAGAGTGCTACCGCCCACGACGCGAGGCGTGAATTTGGTGCGGATCGTCTGCGGATCGAAGTTTTGCCACGTAGATGCAAACTGATCACCTAATAATGTCGCAACTTCCTCTTGTGTCATGAATTGCATGCACATTTGTGCAACTAACCACAGCACTGTGCCTATGCTGTCCTCAATTGCGTCCATTTTCTCGTCAGCACGTGTCTGAACCTGCGACTCGTAGCTGTCGATGGCCTTGTTTGTGGTGTTTGTCTTGTATTCTACACCACGTTGGACTGCTGCCACGCCTGATAGCCTGTCGATAGCCTCAAGTACGGGCTTTTTGTCGAAAAACTTGATGGCTTCTGCGCTAGGTGGGAGTAGTGGACCGAGTACGTCACCTAGTTTCTTGCCTTCTGGCAAGTCTAAGCCTAATGCACTCGTATCTGTGGTGCCATTGATGATGCTCTCAAGCAACGACGCATCCTTTAAGCTATTCTTGTCATACGCCATCTTACCAGCGGCGAACTTACGCACCTTCGCCCACTCGTTGTTGATGATGTTGATGTCATCCTGCTGATCGAGGTAGTAAGTGACCTCACCCTTGGCGTACATGGTGACAGGATCAGTGTGAAACTCCATTGGTACTAGTGAAAAGAACTGATCCAGATGATACGGATCATCCCATACCCACAGAGGATAACACCAATCGTTGCAATTATACAGTTCAACACGACGAGTGACCTTATCCCACACATATACAACTTTAGTCATTTGAGCGGCGAGGAAGGACTTTTGATCGCTATAGCCGTACTTGGCATATTCACTAGTAGAGTAACTAAATAGTTGGAAGTTGTCTGTCTGACCACGCTCTCCTTGATCCGGCGACACACCGGCTTTGATAACGTCACTAGGTGAGAAGACGCTCTCCCACTCGTCACTGTTAGGCTTCTTCCTTCCATAACGAGCGCGAAGTAGTGATGTATACATGAGGTCTTCAATCATCACCCAATTGCATGCGCCGCTGAGGTCGAGTTCAGTTGATGTAGGATCGACAATGACTTGATCAGGTCTTCGTACTTTGCACCACGGACCACTAGGCGTGAGCATGTCGATGGTGTCTTCAAGCGCGAGTAGTTTACCTTCGCACTCCTTAATGTCCTTCTGCGACTTCGCCTGCTCAAGCTCAGCGGACAACTGCTGTATCTGTTCAAGTGCAGCCTCACTTGAGTTCTGCTTTAGTGTATAGCCTACCTCGAACCAACCAACGTTGGTGAGTGTAGTGCTAACAATGTTACGCTTGACCTTGCGCTTGAGATTAAGACCCGGCGATGTCTTCTTGCTAGCTAGCACGTTGACCAGCTTCTCAACTATGCGAGCTATGGGGTCGTCTTCTTTATCTTCACATGTAAATTCGGCATCTGGATTTTTTGTAAACAACATGGGCACGAGAGCGCTAACGTTGGCGAACACGATGTTCTCAGTACTATTGAACTCACCTTGGAGAGGTGTTCCAGCTGTTGTGTCGTCATCTCCATGCCGATGAGCCGCACCTTGTCGAGTGTGATCGTGTCGGTAATATCTGTAGGCTTCATTCCACGCATCCAGGTTCTTGCTCATTGCAGACTTGCCCTGATCGTAGCGTGAGCGCCACAATGGGCCGCGAAACTTGCTACATGGTATCTTGCTCTCACCGAGCATGCGATAAAGTGGCTGTTCCTCTACAGCAGGAACATCATCCTTCATCACACCTTCATACGAGTTGAATGCACCACCGTCTGTGTCGGTAGCATCAGTTGCACGTGGCGTTGTCAGCGGATCGTTATACTCATCAGCCATAGCGATGTGCCCTTGAGTTCTCGCTCTTCTTATCACGCTCCTGCCACATCATGTAGCTAGGCACACGTTTGTCTTGAGGTACTATGTACCGACCTATATCAGGCATGTCGCTCAATAAGTACTTGGTCGTATCCATTGCGTGATCATTACGGTCAATGGGTTTGTCAATACGCTCACCACTTGTGGACTGTTGCCAGAAATAACCCGCAACTTCGTCCGTCCACCAATCGAGTTTAGCATTGATAAATAAGCGCGGTGACTGTGCGGTACGCTTAATCGGGTGAAGTAGTGTATTGTTGATGTTGAGATAACTACCGACCTTAACAATTCCGTTGTTGACATCATTGTTACCACGCTTCATCGCAATGTTCTCTTCCTTGAACATGTCAGCGATGGTCTTGCCAACTGTGCGCTTGTTGACTGTCTTGCGACCGAAGATGCTAGGGTCAGCTTGTATCTTGTGCGTGTCGTCTAGCTCAACTAGCCACTCTTTGCGTATACGGCGTATAGCTGCAACTTGCTCATCAATGCTCATCTCTTTGCGATAGAAGCCGTCGCATATGATGACATGACTTTCGGGCGTTACATATGCTAACTGATAGCAGCTAGCTTGTGCTTGGCCGTAGTCGTAGCCTTCTATCCAGTTGGGCTGGTAGTGTGTCTCTGTGTATCCATCGAGGAGGGCGTGTATGTCGCCTTCTTGTAACAGGTGCACGGAGGCATCATATTGAGGATAGACAAGACCCTCGTATGCCACCCACTTACCCAATAGGAAGCGATCACGTTGTTGACCGCTATACATTGTTTCGAGTGTTTGAATGAAGTCTCCACCTTCAGCCTCATGCACGTGACGCAGCTCATAGGTGCTGCCTTCAATCACCTCAATCAACAACTGCGCCTTACCATCAGCGTCGAGTACAGGCTTGCGATCTACGTCACGCACGCAGATTAAGTCGTCGGTTATCCAGTGTGATTGTTTGTACTGTGCGAGTGGACGCACGAGTTTGGTATACACCCAATTGCCAGTCGGATTGCATGTCAACATCATCCAACGTGGGCCTGTGATGGGCATCGTTGCATCATCGCCAGCGTAACGTGCGCGGCCACGTAGACGACCGAATAGATCGAGGAAGTCCTTATACGTGATCTCAGGGTCTTCAACTTGATCTACAATGACCCAATCAAATGTTGCAGATAGAAGATTTGACGAACTGCTCTCAGTCTTCGTCCCCTGCTGTGCAATATAGCGGAAGTAGATAGTAGTGCCGTTCTTGAGGTGGCATATATTATCTCCATTCTGCCCGACTGCAAACGACACAATCCAAGTTGGGGGACACCACTTCTGGAACTCTTTGCGGATGGTGTCATTGAGCTTTGGGTATGTTGAGCGTGATATCAAACCAACTGAGCCTGGATACTGGTCAGCTAGCTGTAGTGCCTTGATGACTGCGGCTGTAGTCTTACCATTGCCGAAGCCACCGCCGTACACTTGCACCTTCGCACGTG